GATACTCAATTTAAAATAGATAAAGAAAGAAAAATATTACAAACATTTATAAGTCAAGGTTTTACAGAAGCAGAAATTAGAAAACATGGTGCAGAACTACATAAAAAAGTAAAAGCTTTTGTTACTGAAAAAACAGGTAGTGCTACAGCATCACCTTCTAATACAAAAGGATTAGTTATAGAGATTCCAGCAGATATAACATACAAAGATCAAGTAAATACTGTTTTAAATAAAACTCCAAATAAAAAACTAGACTTAGGAGATGTTAATAAGAATCCACAAAAAGCTAGTTTTATTGAAAAAAATCCAAATTTAAAAGAAGGTCAACAAGAATTTTTAGCAGCAAACATAAGAAAGAAAAAAGATGAAAATACTTTTCCTTCAATAACACAAAGAAAATCACAACAAGAAACAAAAGCAAAAGCTTTAGATTTACTAGCAGGTAATAAAACACCACAAGATGACAACGTTGTTAGTATTGCTAATTCAAAATTATTAAAAGAAAGACATCAACTTAAAGCAAAACTGTATGATGAATTTCCAGATGATGAACAGATTTATGCAGAAGCACAAGAAATTATTTTGCAAACAGAAAATGTTGCAAAGATAAACGACAAACTAATGGAGACTTATAAAACTAAGAATCCAAAACTAATAGAAGCAGAAATAAACAATCTTATAGAAGCATTAGATGAAGTAGATGATTGGTTAACAATGGGTCTTAGTACAAGAACTAGAGTTGCTAGAGCTTTCAAGACTATGGGTATGAAGCCAGATGTAGGTTTAGAGGGTAAAAAACCAGCAGAAATAATGGACCTTACACCAGCACAAAAGAAAAAATTACAAGAAGAATCTATAGATGTATCACCAGTTTTAAATGAGTTAATACAACAAAATGTCGATTTAAAAAATGACATGATAGATGCTCTTAGACGAGCTAATCAAACAGGAGATTACTCGGAATTAATAAAACAATCACAACTAATAAAAGATATATCAGGCGATCCAAGAAATTTAGTTGCAGTTAAGAGTGGCAACATAATTAATGTATGGAAAGGATTAGAAGGCTTTGGTCGAGTAATGAATGAGATTGGTATTAATGCAGTTTTATCAGGGCCAAGCACACAAAAAGTAAATTTATTTTCTGGTCTTGCTATGACCTTTATGCGTTCATTAAATAATTTTGCAGGTGCTAATAGTATTACAGAACTAAAAGCTGCTAGAGAACATTTATTTGCTTTATTTTATAACCTTGATTTTGCAGCACAAACATGGAAAAGATCATGGGAGATGGAAGATAATTTTGTAAATGTCGGCAACATGAAAGGTCAAGTTAGTCAAAGATTTATGATTTCTTCTGATAATCAAGGAAGTTTTGGAAGATTTGCAGACAAAGTAATAGAAAAAAGTGGTCTTATTCCATTAGATGCACCATATTATCCTTTCAACGCTATTGATTTTACTGGTAAAATATTAAGGTTACCTAGTAGATTAATGACAGCAAATGACGCATTAATACAAACTCCTAACATTATTGGTGCTACAGCATTTTATTCTTTTAATGAAGGAATGAAAAAAGGTCTTAGTGGGTCAGAACTAAATAAATATATAAAAAGCAATATTGATGGAGTTATACACTATCTTTTAAAAGGACAAGAAGGACCTATAGGCAGACTTGTAGACCCAGAGTTAGGTGCAGGTCCACAACAATTCATTCCTGATTTAGTAACAGAAAGAATACTTTTAAAAGCTAAAGAATTTGGTAAACAAATAACATTTACACAAGATATTAGAACAGAAGATGCTTTTGGTAAGGGTGCAGACTTTATTAATAATATGGCTATAAAAAATCCTCTTGTAAGATTCTGGTTGAAATTTACAAGAAGTCCTACAAATATGTTTAAAGAAACAGGTAGACTTATACCTTTTGTCAATACTCCTATGGTAGTTAGGTTTCCTGACCAATTACCTTTTAAAGCTGGATTTGGTATAGATGAATTTTATCAAAACAAAATAGGAGGTAAAAGACAAAACCTTAACTTTGTAAATGAATTTTTATTGCCAGAAATAAGGGCTGACTTAGCAAGTCCTGATCCTTTAGTGCGTCAAAATACAGTTGGTCAAATAAGAATGGGTTATGCCTATGCAAGTCTTTTGATGTTGGCTGCACATAAAAACAACGAAGACCCCCATGTAGGTGGTGAACCACCACATATGTTTATAACAGGTGGTGGTCCTAATTATTTTAATAAAAATGGTGCTGCTGAATGGATTTCTAAATATAAAAATGGGTGGAGGCCATATAGTGTTGCTACTTTAAAATATGATGAAGATGGAGATATAGTTTATAGAAATGGTAAACCTGTTTATGTATATAAAAGCTTAGAAGGCATACCTGACCCTATGGCTTCTCTTGTAAGAATATTTTTAGACTTTGCAGAGATGGCTCCATTATCAACAAAAGATAAAGATATTGGTGAGTTCATAAAAGTTTGGGTTGCTTTTGCAGGTAGAAATATGTTTAACAAAACTTATACATCACAACTTAACGAACTTCTTAATATTATTGCAGCAGTACCAGATTTAGGAGAAAATGCAGACCCAGAAGAAGGTGTAAGTTATACAAAGAAAAGATGGTTTGATTATGTTGGCAGACAAGTTGGTAATAGTATTTTGCCTTATTCTTCTTTATTAAAAAGAATAGCTAGAACACCAGAAGACATTTTAAATATTATGGGTGTAACAGATGAACTAGCAAAAATAAAAGCTATAGAAGAAGGTGATTATTCTGATCTAAAATGGTTCTTAAAACCAGATACTAAAACTAGGGCAGGTGATACTGCAAATGAAAATGTAGATTATGGTGACGAAGAATTTAATAAAGTAAATGCTTTTATGCAAATAGCAGACAATATTCTTAATAAAATAAGAGAATCAGTTGGATATAATCTTGGTGGCACAGGAGTACCACAAGTAGAACATATTACAAATGAATTTGTTACTTATCCTCAAAGGGCAGGTTTTGAATTGTTTTCAACAACTCCTATTAGCGAAAGTAAAAATTTTAGATTGTATGAAGCTACAGCTTTAATAGGAAGAATGATGTCTCCACCACCAGAAGTTATAAGAGGTTCTAACTTTAAAGGAGTAGGTTCAAAGAATTTTGTACCAAAAAAATTAAATAAAAAAGAATATAGTAAATTACAAATTTATGTAAATACTGTTGAAATTAATGTTGGTGGTCCTAATAAAATAAATATCAAAGAAGCTATGAATAGATTTTTCGATAGTGATATTTACCAAAAAGCCAAAAAAACAATCGAAGATGAAGGTAGAGATTCAGATTCGGGTCAATTAGCAGCAGAACTTATTTTTAATGAAATGAATAAAATTAATACTCAATTTATAAAAGCAGGTATTAATCTTTATAGACAGAAAGAGATGTCAGAAACAGAATTTAACGATAGGATAAATGCAAAGCAAAAAATTAAGAAAAAGTTTTTTGATAAAATGAATGAAGATTACAAAAACTTTAACTTAGGAAGTTAACTATGGCTACTAACACCACAGCAACAGCAACTACACATACTGGTAATGGTAGTACTAATAACTTTGCAATATCTTTTTCATTCTTAGCAAACGCAGAAATAGATGTAACAGTAGCAGGGGTTTTAAAAACATTAGATACACATTATACGATTAGCGGTTCAACTGTTACCTTTACTTCTGGTAACACCCCTGCTAATGGTGCTGCTATTAAGTTTCAAAGAGATACAAATATTAGTGCAAAGAAAGTAGATTTTGAAGATGGTAGTGTTTTAACAGAAACAGATTTAGATACAAATACAGATCAGATATTATTTGCTCAACAAGAGATTACAGATAAATTAGCAGGTATAGAAGAAGGAGCTACAGCAGATCAGACAGCAGCAGAGATCAGAACTTTAGTAGAGAGTGCAACTGATAGTAATGTCTTTACTGACGCAGATCATTCTAAATTAAATGCTATTGAAGCTGCTGCTACAGCAGACCAAACCGCAGCAGAAATAAGAACACTTGTTGAAAGTGCTAGTGATAGCAACGTGTTTACTGATGCTGACCATAGTAAGTTAAATGGTATAGAAGCAAATGCAACTGCTGACCAAACTGCTGCTGAGATAAGAACGCTTGTAGAGTCAGCAACAGATTCTAATGTATTTACAGATGCAGACCATACAAAAGTAAACAACGCTGTAACCCTTACAGATGCACAAACACTTACTAATAAAACATTAACAACACCTGTTATTAACGATCTTAGTGGTACTGCTGTTGTTACTTCTGGTACTTCTACAAGTGATAATAAAGTCTATTCAGCTAAACGTGCAGGGGAAATATTTTATGGAAAAGATACTGTAGGAGAAATACAATCAGGTGAAACTTGGAGTAGTGCTGATGATAAGGTTGCTACAACTGCTGCTATAGATGCAAGGATTATAGATTTAGTAGATGATGTTGGTGGTTTTGTACCAATAGCAAGTGAAACAGTTTTTCCTAATACAAACCCTGATGTTAATAATGGTGCTGGAACTCTTGTAAGTATTAAATCAATAGGTACAAGTAGAACACCCTCAAGCGGTACTGTAACTATTGCAAATGGAAATGCTGCAAACAACGCAACAATTACTATTACAGGTTGTGGGTCAACAGTTTTATCTGCTGGATTTGGAGCAATAGTAGAGACTACAACTACATTACATACATATACATTTCATAGGCTTACACCAAAAGCAACAGAAGTTACAACAGTAGCTACAAATGCAACGCAAGTACAAACAGTTCACAACAACATAACTCAGGTACAAACTGTACATAATAATATTTCTGATATTCAAGCTGTTGCAGCAGACGCAAGTGATATTGGTGCGGTAGCAGGGAAAGCTACAGAGATAGGTAGATTAGGTACTGCTGATGCTGTAGCTGATATGGCTTTACTTGGCACAACAGATATAGTTGCTGACATGAACTTACTAGCAACTTCTGATGTTATATCTGACATGAATACTTTAGCTGTAGCTGATGTCATATCAGATATGAATACGTTGGCTGTAGCTGATGTTATAAGCGATATGAATGATTTGGCTACATCAGGTAACATTACAGCTATGAGTACTTGCTCAACCAATATTGCAAGTATTAATAACGCATCAAGTAATATCTCTTCAGTAAATAATTTTGGTGATAAGTACCAAGTAGCAGCTAATGACCCATCAACAGATGGTGGTGGTAATGCTCTTGCTGCTGGTGATTTATATTTCAATACTTCAGCAAACGAACTAAAAGTTTATACTGGTTCTCAATGGCAGGGTGGTGTAACAGCTACAGGTAACTTTGCTTCTACAACTGGTAATACATTTACTGGAGATAACAGATATAACGACAACGTAAAAGCTCTGTTTGGTACAGGGTCAGATTTAGAAATTTATCACAATGGGAGTCATTCGTATATACAAGATTCTGGCACTGGTGGTTTAGTTTTAGCTACTAGCCAATTAATTGTAAATAATGCAGCTAGTAATGAAGTACAAATGCTAGCTACTGAAAATGGATCAGTAGACCTCTACTATGACAACAGTAAAAAGTTAGAAACCACAAGTAGTGGAGTTACAGTAACAGGTGGAGTAACA